ATACTTGGAAGATATATAGTTACAACAGCTGCTACTAGTACTGCTGTATCATTAGATGAAGTGAAAGCACATTTAAAGATAGCTTCTGCTTCTGATAATACTTACCTGACTAATTTAATCTCAGTAGCTACTGAGATGGTACAGAATTATACAGGGCAGATATTAATCACTTCCACTATTGACTTAACTCTTCCATACTTTTTAAATAGGATGGATATTAATAGGACTCCTGTCTCTAGTATTACTCATGTAAAGTATTACGATAGTGATAATTCTATTCAGACTTTAAGTGATGCAAATTATACGGAGACTGTTAGTAAAGATGATTCTTCTGATCAGAGTCCTGTAGGAGCTTCAATTCTTCCTTCTGACAGCTTTACTTATCCTAGTACTTATCCTCGAATGGATGCAGTAGAGATAAGATTTGAGGCTGGGTATGAAGATTCGGATGCTGTTCCAATGGCTATAAAACAGGCTATGTTCTTAATCATCGGACAGCTCTATCTTAATAGGACTGATATGGTTTATAGAATGCCTACTCTCTCAGAGTATCTTCTTAATCCTTATAAATTAGGTTATATATAATGGCAGAGGAGAAGTTACAGGCTGGATTATTTAGTGATGAGATAGTATTACAGTTATCTACTAAGTCAGCAGTTAATGACTATGGGGAGAAAACTAATAGCTGGAATGATTCTTATCTAACTTTTTGGGGGAAGATTGAGTATTTATCAGGATCTTCAGATGTGAAGAATGATGTAGAGCAGAAAATTCAGAAGCTAAGGATTACAGGAAATTATGTAGATCTTCAAGTTTTATTATTAACTCCTGAAGATTTATATAGATTATATGTACCTAATCAAGGGATGTCTCCTTATCCTGTTTCTACTTATTACTATATTACAGAAGTGAAGCCGATAGGATTTAGAAATAGAGAGTTTATAGAGATACATTGTAAAGGGAGGAACTAATGGCTCAGGCTAATTTTAGTAAGGATCAATGGAGTATTAAGGTTGATAAGTCTCAGGTTACTAATTTGGATAAGTTATTCTCTGAGATTAGTGGCGTGATGACTAAACAGAAATACAAAAGATTCAGAACAAAGGTAGCTAGAGAGGGAGGTAAGATTATTCAGAAGGAGATTAAGGCTAGGATTCCTAAAAGAACTAAGCCTTTAGGAGTTACAGGGAGATACTCTACTCCTAAGCTCTCAGCTAAGTATAAAGCTCCTAAAGGAATGGGAGTGATTAGTACCTATCAGCCTGTGGGAACAGCTAAGAAGTCTGTGAAAGTCTTTCAGAGTAGATTGAATAGAAAGTTCTCAGATGTTACTGTAGGACCTATGACAAAGAGGAATAATAAGAATCCTAAATTCGATGGCTGGTATGTTCGCTTCTTAGAACAGGGAACTAAAAGGAATCAGTCATGGCAATTAGGAGGGCAGCCAATTAGAAGAGCAGCTCAGGCTGGAGCTGGAAGAGCATTAAAATTGATGGAGAAATTACTGAAGGATAAATTTCAAGAAGTAAGTAGATCACATGGAAGTAGGTAAAGTCATATATAATATTTTAGCTAATGATGCTACTGTGTCAGGGATAACAGATAAAATAAAGCCTTTATTCTTTCCTGATCCTTCTTCACTTAGTACGAACACAGTTACTCCTTCTGTAATTTATGAAGTTAATAATACTAATCCTACGGAGATAAAAGGGCAGACTTCTCCTATAGATGTATTTCAAGTATTAATAACTGCTTTAGAAGATGATTACAGTAAGTCAGTAATTTTAGCATCTGCAATTCGTTCAGCATTAGACCAATATACAGGGACTAATTCAGGACTTAAAGTGGATAGTATATATTTCATAGATTCTGATGATAATTTTATTCAGAATGTACATGAAGGTCAGAGTGGTATATTTGTCGTAGAGCAGATGTATCGGATAAGAATTAAAAATAGTTAGATTATGAAAATCTACTTTATAAAGAAATACGATAAGATGTTTAAGCCTATGGATGTAGGAGATTCTGCTGATGTATGTTTACAGTCAGCTGAGGAATTAGTAGAGGGTGGGATAGCTTCTTATGAGTATGTGTCAAAACAAGTAAAACAAAAGAAAGTTAAAAAAGAAAGCTAATGGCTACAGATAACATTATTAATGGTTCTGATATAGGGATTTATATCAGTACTACTTCAGGAGGGACTTATACATTATTAGCATTCTCTCAGGATGGAAGTTTATCTCTATCAATGGAGACTCGGGATATTACAAATAAGTCAAGCTCAGGGTGGCGTGAATTGTTAGAATCTACTCGCTCAGGAAGTGTCTCAGGAAACTTCTTCTATGCAGAGAGAGATTCAGCTTCAGCTGCTGTCTATGGGTATGATGATTTATTCGGGTACTATACTAACAGGACTGCAATCTTTGTGAAATTCTCTACAGGAGTAACAGGAGATAAGTATTATACTGCTTCAGGATATATATCCTCTTTAGAGGCTTCAGCTCCTACAGAGGATAATTCTACTTGCTCAGTTACTATAGAGCTAACAGGAGCAATTACAGAAGCTACTAACTAATCTAATATAGAATGACTACAGTAACACTAAAAGAGAAAGAGCTTCCTATTCATTTTGGGATAGGTACTTTAAGAAAGTTCTCAGCTGAAGCTAAAATTCCTATCTCTGAATTTACAGATGGTAGTATGATGGATCGGCTAACTTTAGATGATTTAATGAATATGATATTCATAGCATTCAAAGAAGGACACAGAAAAGCGAATAAAAAGTTCTCTCTAGATTTAGATGCTGTATGTGATTTAATAGATGATACAGAGGATGGGCTGAATAAGGTAATGAATATCTTTGGAAGCACAATGCCATTCTCTGAGGGAAAGTAGGTAAGGGATCGGGGGATAACTCCTCTGATCCTATTACTTTTGATAGGATAGATCAGCAAGGATTAGGGGTGTTAGGATTAACTCCTGAAGCTTTAGATGATTTAACTTTCAGACAGTATCATAATGCTCTGACAGGATATTATAAGAATCAGGAAGTATTAGATCGGTCTGAATGGATAAGATGTAGATGGCAGACTGCTCTCCTTCTTAATATACAGATGGAGAAGAAGCACAGGATAAAGCAGAAAGATCTTATAGAATTTGAATGGGAGAGAGAACATAATAAGATTCTATCTCCTGAAGAAAGAAAAGAATTAGAGACTAGATTAAAAGAGTTCTAAATGGCAGTGTCTAGATTAAATGTATTAGTAGGAGCTAAGATTCAGGGACTTCAGCGAGGGCTAAAGTCTGCTAAGAGAAGCCTTAGAAAATTTGAGAGATCTACTGCTCAGATGGGGAGAACTCTTACAAGGAGTTTGACTGCTCCTATGCTTGGCTTTGCTGCTGTTAGTATTAAAGCTTTTGATAAACAAGCTAAAGCTGAAGCTGGGTTAAGAACAGCATTAGGACAGAATGAGGCAGCTTTCAAGTCTCTAACAATACAAGCAAAAGAATTACAGAAAGTTACTCTCTACGGAGATGAGGAGACTATAGCAGCTCAGACTATGTTAGCTACTATGGGACTAGAGGAAGAAGCTATTAAGAGGCTTATACCATTAGTTCAGGATATGGCTACTGTTAAAGGAATGAATCTTAAAGCAGCTGCTGACTTAGTAGCTAAGTCTGTGGGGAGTTCTACCAATGCCCTCTCTAGATATGGGATTACAATAGAAGGAGCTGTAGGAAGTACGGAGAGGTTAGATTCAGCAGTAGGATCATTATCTACTATGTTCTCAGGACAGGCTACAAAAGCAGCTGAAGCTGGAGCTGGTGCATGGGTACAGCTGAAGAATTCTATGATGGACTTCGCAGAGGAAGTAGGTGCTGCTTTAATGCCTATGATAGATCCTCTAAAGGATAAGCTAGAGAAAATTACTGAGAGACTAGGAGAGCTATCTACAGCACAGATAACAGCCAAAATAAAGACAGGATTATTTGTTGCTGCTGTAGGTCCTATGCTACTTGTATTAAGTAAGTTAGCTGCTGCTATTAGAATCCTTACAGCTAATCCTATCATGATGATATTAACAGGGATAGTAGCTTTAGCTTATAAATTAAAGAATGATTTTACTCCAGCAGTAACTAGGGCATTCATAGAAGAAAAGAAGCTCTATGAATTAAGGAAGAAATACGGAAAAGATTTAGCTTCAGGAAAGAGAACAGCTACAGGAGCTTTAGATGTAGCCTTCATGGCTGGTCAGGGTAGAGGTGCTGTAGAACAAGAAATAAAACAAACAGCTGAAGCAATAGATACATTAAAGGCTTCTTTAGGGAAGTATGTTGATATGCCTATTCAGGATGTACCTTTAAGGGGTTTTGATGGAGTAAATTATAAGAAGCTAAGAAAAAACTTATTCAACACAGAGGAAGATTTAGCTAATCTTAATAGAGCATTAAAAAGGATAACTAATACAGAGAAAGAAGCAGCTAATGAAGTAGAGAAAACAAATAAAGCCCTAAAAACTCAGGAGGATAATGCTGATGCTCTTACTATTGCAGAGGGACAGTTAGCTATTCAATTAGCTGCTTTAAGGTCTGAACATGCTCAGCTAACTACTGATATGGAGGAACAGGCTCAGCTAACTGCTAGTTGGAATGATAGATGGCAAGGTTTAAGTAATACAATGGCTAATGATGTAGCTGGAGCTTTTGCTACTGCTGTAACTGCTGGAGGGAATATGGTTACTAATTTAGGGGATGCTTTCAAGTCTTTATTAATTCAGATGGGACAGATGGTTATAAAGGCTGCTATATTTGCTGCTATTATGACTGCTGTAACAGGGGGGGGTTTTGGAGGAGCTGCTATGGCTGGGGGAACTAATTTCGCCTCTATCTTTCAGAGTGCTTTAACAGGCAGAGCTACAGGGGGGAATGTACTCTCAGGCACTCCGTATCTAGTCGGGGAACATGGTCCTGAATTATTCAGTCCTTCAGGAAGCTCAGGAGGTCAAATATCTAGTGCAGCTCAGACAGCTCAGATGGGGATTCCTGATGTGAAAATCTCAGGAGAGGATCTTATCATAGTATTTGACAGAGCAGTGAGACACAGAAAATCTTTAGGCTAAATGGCAGCATATAAAAACTACACTTCTACATTCTACTCCAATAGGAATAATAGATATGATATAGAGATTTGGAGTAAAGCAGATGCTTCTACAGGGAACACATTTAATGTCTCAAAGGGAGGATTCAAATTAAGCTACAAAGGATCAGATAATAGAAATAATATCACTATGCCCTCTGAGCTTACCTTTAACTTCATGGTTGAGAATGGTACTCAGGAGACTTATCTCACTACATTATTGAGTTCAGATGATACAGAATACTTCTTAGTAGTTCGGAGGAATTTTGTCATCTTTTGGTGGGGAGGATTAAAGGCTGGATTCGATTCATTTGATAATGATTATTATCCTTTTGTAGTTACTCTAAAAGCTACAGATTATATAGGAGACTTTATTAATGAGAAAGAAGATACAGCCCTTCCTGATGATGTTTTAGCTTATGCTGGAGAAGTTATAGGGACTAATCTACATGATAATAGTAAGATTAGTGAAGGGGGATCTGATTCATTTTTAGAGTCATGCTTTCCTTTAGGAGCTTCTCAGCTATTAAACAGATTTAATAATAGATGGGTAGGGGAAGATCAGTATTTTGCAGACTCTATCAATCCATTCTCAAAACAAAGAATAAATTACAATAATTTCTTAGGATCTAATTCTTCAACTTATTCTAAGTCGGATGCTTATAAGGGATATTTAAAGTCCCTCTCTATGTGTGCTTTTCAGGCTGATGGTTTTTATAATGTTATTCAGCCCTTCAGTTATACTACTGATACATTTAGAGTAACAAGGAAGCCAATAGGAGAGGAGAGTTATGTTATTAATGTACTTACTCAAGGACAGACAATAGATAACAGACAGAATGCAGAGAATGATTCATCTGTAGCTCCTACAGTAGATTCAGGGTTTAAGGGGGATGAGTGGCTTCTTAATCCAGCTGATTTAACTGATGGTTGGGATACTTCAGGATCAGTTACAATGATCACAGCTAATTCATTTAATATAGCCCTTACCACTTCATATATGTATTATGATTTAGTAGAGGGAGAATATTGTGTCTCATATTCTGAGAATGATACATCTGTAAAGATAGTATATGCTAATACTTCAGGAGCAGATAATGATTTACTTACTGAATCAGGACAGGCTAACTTCTCCATAGGAGCTACAGGAGGGAGATTAAAAATAATGGCTACTTCTACAGGGACTAAAACTATAGAATTTGTAGGATTACAGAAGGGAACTTTCCAGCATAGAAGATTTATAGAGGGTCAGGATTGGAGGTATCAGAGACCTTATGGAAGAGTGTCAGCGAGTTATAACTTTGGTAATAGCTTTGCTGTATTATCTGCGAATAATACATCTACTACTTCCTCAATATATACTACGCTTACTAATATAGGAGCTGTGTCTGATGCTCAATTAACAGGAGCTGTATTCAATACAGGCTTCAAATATGCTGAGAGATTTGATACATTAAGTCAGGGGATTGAGTCAATAAATGGGAGGATACATTGTAAATTAAAGATAGGGACTCAGTATCTTACAGGAACAATAGGCACGTTAGCTTGGACTACTGTGGATTCTACGTTCTATCTTACAGTCCCTACATGGGCTTCATTCACTAATTCAGATGGGGAATATAGCTGGTATTATAACAATGGTCCTACCTTAGTTTCTCCTCAATGGTATGATGATACTGGATCAATAGCAGATATTCAGTTCGGGTTAGATATATCTCTTCCTTCTATTCCAGCTTCAGGAGCTATTAGTTTTCAGTTCGTTTCAGGGACTATTAATTACTATACTTTTGACTTTGATATATTCTCAGGGACTGCTCCTACTCCTTCCACAATTACTCAGAATAATCTAGAGACTAGATGGTCTGTGTCTAATAGTGGGATTAGTTTTGCTGATATAGGGGAACAGAGTACAGGAATAGATTATACAGCTACTACTCCCAATCTAAACAATTTTGATTCTTTTGATATGGGATCAATGCCTATAGGGAATACATCTAATGAAGATGGATTTGAATCTGCTCTTACAGTTGTGAATATATCAGGAGATAGTATTATTCCTACCTATGTTCAGGTAAATGCTACAGGAGATCAGTATCAGATGACTTCTTTAGCTTCTCAGGAATATATCAGCCCTCAGACTTCTCCGTTAAAGATGATCGAAGGGAATTATTATGTTAATGATTTCTCAGCATTTAAAGCTATTGTATTAGATGGGGAGAAGTATATATTCTCAGAGGGTACATTAACAGCTGACACAGATACAATATCGGGAACATGGTATAAATTATCAACTACTACAGAAACTATTACAGTAATTGATGAGACTATTTATGAAGAAGAAGAAGATACTCCTTTCCCTCCTAATCCTCATGATCCTATTGATCATTGGTGGGATTTAATTCCTACTCTTACTAATGCTACCACTAAGCCAAGAGGCATAAGAGATTACAATTCTGTAGGGTTAGCTAGTGGATCACTTAGTGCTGGATCTTCTCATACAAAAGTAGATATAATTAACACAGCTAGAGGAAAATTATATGATAATCAGAAGATGCTATTAACAGCTCCTGATGGATCTTATCCTATGATTCTTGTTAAAGATGGAGACTCTACTACTTCAGACACTCAGATTAATGTAGATTCTTTTACTCCTTTAGTTAATTATCCTGTGGGTAGTGTATTATCAATGTTAGTATATGATTTAACTAATGTAATAACAGGAGGAGGAGGGGGGACTCCAGCTGGAAGTGATAAAGAAGTACAGTTTAATGATGGGGGAGCTTTTGGAGCAGAATCTGCTTTTGAGTATGATAAAGCCACAAATTTTTTAACAGTCGGTAGCGTAGAAGGGAAGCATTACGGGACTAATATCGGAGGAGGAGTAGAGTCAGTAGGTGGGTATTTATATGTCTATTTAAAGCCTAGTGATTTCATGCTAACATCGAATGCTTCAGCTCATGTATATACTAGGGGAAGTGGAGGGATAGCCAATGTTAGCGCTTATGATAGTAGGTCTAATGATTGGTTTGGATTAAAGCAGCTCCCTGATGGATATGCAATTACAGAGGTAGAATTAGAGATGTCAGTAGGGAGGAGTTTTTCTTTCAAAAGATCTGGCTTCGCTTCTTCAACAGTTTCAACTATTGAAACAGGGGGAACATCGGGAACTGCATTAGTGTTATCAAGTGCTGAAGTAGTGGATGCAAAGAATACGTATATTATAGCTATTGAATACGGAGCAGTTAACGATGAGGTATTTGGTGCTAGAATAAAACTTCAAAAAGTATAAAAATGGACAGAGATAGTACAGAGATATTATTAGCAAATATAGGAGCATTATCTCTCTCCTTAACAGATATACATTTAATAATACAGATATTATCTGTGTTTGCTGTGTTAATATTTACAGTTATAAAAATCACTAAAGAAGTAAAAAAATGGAAATAGTTACTGAGAATTGGTTAGAGCTATTAGTAGCTCTTATGGCTTTCTTAAAGGTAGTATTCAATTACATTCCTTCAGAGAAGGCAGTTAAGATATTCGGATTTGTAGATGATTTTATTAACTTTCTAGTAAAAGATAAGAGTAAAGATGGAGAAGAATAAAGAGAAAGCAAAGGAAGTATTTGAGTCATGGGTTAAAGACTTAGAAGAACAAGATCAGCCTGATTCCTGTGAGATAGATGATGAGGATTGTGAAGCCTGTGGAAGCTAATGAAGGGGTTAAATAAAATATTACTATCTTTATCTTCTATAGCTGATGTATTTAAAGAAGGGCAGAAGCAGAAAAAATGGTCTGCTAAGAGGTCAGTTAGTGGTGTCCTGTGTGCTGCTGCTGTCTCGGATATGTCTATTAATGGCATTGTATGGGAGAATGTTACTCTTGCTTTTATAGCTGTTCTTCCTTTATGCTTTAGCGTGTTTCAATATGAGAGCAGTACTTGTAAGACTAGAAGATGATGGTAAGCAAACTCTAGGAGAATTGAATGTCTATAATGGGCTTGAAAAAATATTCTCCTGTAAGACTTTAGAGCTTCCTTATCTAATGAATATTCAGAATATTAGCTGTATTCCTGTAGGACTCTATACAGTAGTTCCTAGATACTCAGAGAAGTATAAGAATCATTATCATGTGATCGATGTAGATCGGAGGGATTCTATCCTTATTCATGTAGGGAATTATAAAACTCAGACAGAGGGATGTATTTTAATCGGGAAGGATTTTGTATTTATTAATGATGATGAGTATTTAGATATTAGCTCTTCTAGAAAGACTCTAAAAGAACTGCTAAAGACAGCTCCTGAAGGATTTAGATTAGAAATTATATGAGAAGCACATTAATAATAGGAGATATTCATGAGCCATTCTGTATAGATGGATATTTAGAGCATTGTATAGAAGCTCAGAAAAAGTATAAATGTAAAGAGATTATCTTCATAGGAGATGTAATAGATTCTCACTATTCCAGCTTTCATAATTCTGATCCTGATGGATTCGGTGCTGGGGAAGAATTAGATAGAGCTATTAATAAAATACAGGGCTGGTATAAAGCCTTCCCTAAAGCTAAGATATGTATCGGGAATCATGATGCAATAGTAAGAAGAAAAGCATTTGATTCAGGAATCTCTGCTAGATGGATAAGAGATTATGATGAGGTATTAGGAGTTGAAGGATGGGATTTTAAAGAACATCATAAAATTGAGGATGTTCTCTTCGTACATGGGACAGGAACATCAGGAAGAAACGGAGCAGCAAATAAAGCTCTTCAATTCGGATGCCATGTAGTTCAGGGACACATCCACACAGAAGCTTCTATTACTTATGTAGGGCAAAATCTATTTGCTATGCAGACAGGATGTGGAGTAGATAGGAAGTCTTATGCTATGGCTTACAGTAAGCACTTCTCTAAGACTTATAAGCTCTCCTGTGGAGTTATTACTAAGGATAAAATCCCTATTCTTCTTCCCTTAAAATAAAACTTTGTTAAAAAGATTTTGTTTTTCTGCAATAAGTTCTTAAATTGCAGTATGAAAAAAATATCTATACTTACAGGAGAAGGTCATAAAGAGCTGATTATTCCAGCTTATTACATTGATGATAAATTTGAAGATACTACTTATATCTATAGAATAGATGAAGTAGATGGAGATGTTAAATGTACTCGCTTAAAGGTTATTGAGATGGATGGCTTCTACTCTTATTCTATAGATTCTACAGCTCCACATTTAGCTTTATCTCATAAGGAGTCCAATGTGTTAGAGTGGACTGCTCAGCTAGGGAGAATTTCGGATTTTTTAACTAAATTTATATAATATGAGTTTTTTACCTGATGGCTATGAAGTGCCTAAAACTTCAAAAGGAGGCTACATGAAGTTTCTTAAAGGAGATAATGCCTTTAGAATATTATCTCAGCCTGTAGTGGGTTATGAGAATTGGAAAGATGGGAAGCCTGTTAGATTCAGAATGACTGATACTCTTCCTCCAGCTTCTGATTTTGACAATGATAAGCACAAACATTTTTGGGGTTTATTAGTATGGAATTATAATGATTCTGCTATTAATATTCTATAGCTTACTCAGAGAAGTATTCAGAATGAAATCTCTGCTTTGGCTAAAGATGAAGATTGGGGAGATCCTCTTTCTTATGATATTAAAGTAACTAGAACAGGGGATGGTCTCTCTACAGAGTACTCAGTTTCTCCTAAGCCACATAAGGCTTTATCTAAAGATATTAAGGATGCTGTGAAAGTTACTCCTGTCGATTTAGATGCTTTATTCTGCGCTGAAAATCCGTTCAATGTTGAGCCTGTAGCAGATGATCTCCCATTCTAGTTATTTGCCTTTAAGCTATAGCAGCCTAAAACAGTTCGCTGTTTCTCCAGCTCACTTCTTATCTTATAAGAAAGCACAGAGGAAAGATAGTGCTGCTATGCTTCAGGGTAGGTTAATACATAAGCTAATTCTTGAGGAGGATTTACTCCTCGAGGATTTTGCTGTGTATAATGGTAGAAGAGCTGGAAAGGAATGGACTCAGTTTAAAGATGATAACTCTACTAAGGATATAGTGAAGGCTTCAGAGCTAGATATGGCATTAGATGTGAAGAATAGCATCTCTAATCATAAGAAAGCTAATAAGCTTATTAATGGACTTACAGAGACAGAGAAATACTTTAAAGCAGAGATTGATGGAGTTGAATTTCATGGTTATATTGATGGACTAGCTAATGATTATATTTTAGACTTAAAGACTACAGTATCATCAGAGCCTCATAAATTCAGCAGAGATTCATGGAATATGAAGTATCATCTTCAAGCTGCTATCTATTGCAAAGTTACAGGGATTAAAGATTATTATATTGTCGCTGTAGAGAAGAACTCTCCGTTTGCTGTATCTGTCTTTAAATTAGATGAGGACC